TGCATCTACCAGAGAACGCATGGCAGTGGTAGCTGTCATGGTCAGGTTACCTAGGAAGTGAATAAGTCCTAACCCGTAGAAACCAAATCCCGGTACATACTTGTAGTGAATAAAGTGGTTCTTCTTTTCTTTCTTAGGATCACCTTCCTTGTAGTTTCTTCTGATGCAGAGAACCTTCTTGCTCTTCTCGTCTATGGTTACAATATAGGGGTGAGCAATACCGTCAGGGTCATTGTAAGGTTCTGGTAGGTCTAGATAACAGTGCTGCTCTAGGAGAACATACTGAGGGTCTTCTAGATCAATACCAGAAGAATCAATGCCCATAAGTTCGTCCATCTTCTGCGTCATCTCAGGAATATCAGGAGCAGAAGGCTTGCCTAGGTCTACGTCTAGGTACATTCCTGATACTACGTCTTTTCTAAAATCATTGGTAGAACGAAAGATCAGGTGCGTATAACGGTCAGCTGTTCTGAGGTCTTTGGCATTGTAGGATACATAGAAGTGATCCACTGGGACCAGTTCTGACACTGGTCTTTCCAGCAGCTGATCATAGTAAATTTTCTTAAAAGCAGAACCCATCACCGGGAGGTGAAACAGCAGACGCTCTTGTTCTTCAAAATACTCAGGCATTTGTTGAGTAAGCTGATAGTTCATAAAGTTCTTGACACGTTGCGCTTGTTTCTCGCGCTCAATGGTAGAAGCTCCTATGATCTGAGACTTTACTGGTCCACCTGCCGGGAAGAGTTCTTGAGAGGCTTTGCTCTGGAACTTGACAACAGACTCTATCAAGAGAGGGTGGACAGCTGTGCAGGCACCGTCAAAGGGTTCTGTGGTTTCTTCTAGCTTGAGACCTAGAAGATCAAACCCACGCTCAAAGATTTGTTCCCACTCTTGTCTTGACTCTTTATCTGCTTCGTAACTGTCGTAGACCATAGAACCTATTTCTTCTAGGTCTTCTTCTTCCAGAAACTCTGCTATGTTTTCAAAGTGAGAACCCATGGGACCAGAGATAGTTAGCTCTTCCATTTCTCCAAACTCTACCTCTACACCACCGTCTTCTGTTGGCATAAAGTTTATAATATTCTCTGCCATCATCTCTGCTTCTATGGAAGGATTATCTCCCATGACACTGAAGTTAGACACAGGCATTTCTTCTTGAAGTTCTGGCTCCATTGCCTCTAGCGGGTTACGCTCAACTGCCATTGTTTAGTTCCTTTATCTGGCTCTGCCGCCTCTTTTCATACGCATCTTGGGCTTACCGCCCATTTTCATACGCATCTTAGCTTTGCCACCGTACTTCTTGGCAACGGGCTTTTTACCATTCTTGTTCTTCTTCATCTTCATCTTGGCCATTCTCTATATCCTCCTGCTGATAAAGGTTGTTAAAAGTTGTATAAGGGTCCATGTAACTGTTATGGATTTCTGCAGAATGAGCATACTGACTAGGTACAAAATCTGGTGCACCTTCTCCGTTTGTCCACATTGCAGGGTTTGTCACTCTTACCCTGTTGTTTGGAAGAGCTACAATATTAC